TATAGCCACAAAAAAAGCGCCTATAAAGACGCTTTCTCTGTTATAAATGCTTACGAAAATTACGCACCACCACCAGTACTTAAAGTACCAATAGTTCTTGCAACCGCAGTTCCTATTCCTGTGCCTTGTGGTGTTTGTATCGCGTTGTCGTATCTTACTGACAATGTGATTGTAGCAGGTTCTGATGTGTTGTATGCTAACGCATTATAGTTCACGTTCTCAACATACGCACCATATAATTCAAATGTTTCTAGAACAGTTGGTGCACTTGCTCCGTTACCACCGTCCAACATTTCAATTCTTCCTGTGAATTTGTAATCAATCCCAGAAGCCGCACTTGACTGTTCAAAGAAATCAAATTGTTTCTGAATCTGTTCACCAACTAGTTTTGATACTGAGTTGTTAACATCATCTCTCAACGTGATTGTGATTGGTTCCCAAGTGTGTTTACCTGCAACATATACTCTTGAGTTGTATACGTCTAGTGTAACTTGATCAAATGTCAAGTTAGGTCTTGTTATGTCCATCACCTGTTTAGTCAATTCTGATCTAGGTGTTGATACTCCAAAATTTTCCAGTATCGCTCTAAAACGATATTGTAGTTTTGGCATCAATAAACCTTGTGATGCTGAACTTTGATCGTTTGCTAAAGGTACTGTAAATTTTGATAAAGTTGATATTGCCATCTGTTTCTCCTATTTATTCAAAATTAGTTCCCCAATTTTGCAATTTCTCCTGTGTTTTTGATTCTTAATGGTATGTAGATAAATTCAACCGATTTTACTGGTTCAATTGCTATATCAACATACAATTCGTTCCTGTCTATTCTAGTAGCAGTGTTGTTTGTGTCATCACAAACTACCAAAAAGTCAAACAATGCTCTTTGTCCAACAAGTTCTAACAAGAATGACTCAACTGCGCCTTTTATTTCGTTTCTTGTTAATTCATCATTTGGTTCAAAGATAAACGGTTTAGCAATAGCATCTAATTGTGTTCTTAGGAACACTGCTAATCTTGACACGTTTATTCTGTCTAGTGCGGAAGTTGCCGTTGTTTTAGTTAGGTTACCAAAGTTAACGATTCCTGCGCCTGAGAAAAATGTTATAGGGTTGATTTGAACTTCATGCATTGAATCTCTCACTGACTCCGTTACAGATATTGTTTTGAATTCTCCAGTGGATGCATCAATATGTCCAACTGATGTAACATTATCAACTACCCCACGTCTTGTGCCTGCTGGTGCAAACCATGGGAACGCAACATTGTCGTTATTAGCCAACACTCTTGTTATCATGTGTGATGGTGGAACAACAATTGAATTTCCGCTGTTGTCTGTTGTTAATCCTGATGGATAAAACACTCCTAAGAAATCACTTGAACTGACAAGACCGTCTTCACTGTTGTCTGTTACACCTGCTGTGTTGTTAGCAAAGTTCTGTATGCTTGTTGCAGTACCTTCTAACCTTAATGGTGTATCACCAACAACAAATGCTGTGTTGTTTCTGTCAGTGTTTAAGTTAATCATGTTCTGGATCAATTCTGGATATCCTGGACATGTAATGATATTGTAACCTCTTTGATCTTCTCTCAAAGCCTGGTTGGTGTCTATCTCAGATTTTAATTGTTGCACAATCACTTTTCTCTGTGATTTCCTTCCAAAACATCCTGAACCATCAGCATTGTTTGCCGATTTAGTTACCCATCTGTCTGGGAAGTAACCGCCAACTGACTCGTTGTTAAACCTAATAT